CTGGCAAAGAGCCAAGTCATTACGAGCGTCATGCTGGCCGTATGCGTCGTCCTGCACGAAAGAATGCTGACAAAGTACGCAAGATGGCAGCAAAGATGAAGAAAGAAGGATACCCAAGTCGATTTATATCAGAAAAAGAACAAGAAACACATGAGTAGCATTTTCGATAAAAAAGAATCAATGGCTAAGCGTATGGAGAAGCGTAAAGCTCAGGCTGCAAAGGACAAGGCTGCGATGAAATCATACTGGGCTTCAAAAGAAGGAAAGAAGAACGTAAAGGCAACTATGAGTAGCAAAGCTCCAAAAGGCTACAATCAGCACGGAAGTCGAGCGTGGAGCGAGTAGCCCACTGTCCTTGGCACGACACTAAAAGGTCTCAATTACCAGCCAATCTATACACATTATGGATGAAATCGAAACAACTCCTGAAGTAGTAGAACAGCCAGTAGAAGAGACAGTCGTTGCTCCTACTGAAGAAATCATCGTTGAAGATGAAACTACTGAAGAAAATATCGTAGCGTAACAATCGAGGGAGACGACTATTTACAAATTATTCTCCACGGGTTCATGGGACTCCCGAACAAAAAACTTGTTATATGAACATAAACAAAGACAATATTGACCTTAATGCACCAGCGTTCGGAGCAGGAGCACAGACCCTAGAAAGTCTTACTGCTGAACCGACTTCAGTTGAAGAGCCAGTTGTTACGGAAGATATTAGTGTGGAAGAGACCGTTGACTCAGAAGAGGAAAACAAAGTCCCTTACTCACGATTCAAGAAATTCCACGATAAAGCACTCCAAGCTGAGCAGGAAGCTGCCGAATGGAGATCTAAAGCGGAAGAACTTGAACGACGATCCTCACGACCTGAAAGTACAAGTACCACAGAGATGCCTGATTATTGGGTAGAACTGTATGGAGACTCTGAGGCTTCAGCTCGTGCATGGAAAATCCAAGAACGCCGAGAGCAAGAAATTCAAGAACGAGCATATGAAGCAGGACTTCGTGGCGCTGAAGAGTATGAATCAAAACAAAAGGAGTACCTCAACAACAATATAGCAGTAATTGATAACAGTTTTGAACAATTGTCAGACTATCTCGGAAGAGACCTGTCAGAAAAAGAAACTGATGCAATCCTCTCTATTGTTGATGACTACACACCGAAGGACTCCGATGGTAACTATGCGGGTCCACTCATGCCATTTGAAAAGGCATGGGAGGTGTATGAATTGAAGAAAAACTCTGGAAAATCAGCACAACGTAAAGATCGTGATTCAGTTGCCTCACTCACTGGAGTATCTTCTCAAGGTAATACCGACGTTACGGAAGAAGCAAATAAAAACTTTAACCCGCTCGCTCGTGGTTCTTGGAGAAGTAGATTATAAAAATTAACATTAAGAGTTTAACTTATGGCCTTCGATAATGTCGTCGACACACTTACGCTTGAGGAAATTGTTCCTCGCGTAGTTGACACCGTTCTCCGTGGAAACGTATTCGCAACTAAGATGCTTTCAAAGACAAAGCGTTTCGGTGCAGCGACTATGGACTTCCCAATTAAATATCAGGTAGGTACTGCTATCCAATCCTTCCTCGGATTTGACGCGCTTCCTACATCTTTCACCGATACTCGTGTATTGATGAAATACAATCCTCGCTTCTCTGCTGCTAACGTAGCATTGGCAGGAACAGACATCGCCGCTAACAACACAGCAGCTAAGGTTCTTGACCTTACAGAGGTTGAAATGATCTCTCGTGCACAGGACCTCGCTGATGGTATTGGTAACATGCTCTGGGGTAATGGTACAGGTAACAACAACAAAGACTTCCTTGGTCTCGGTGCTATCGTGGATAACGGTACTAACGTAGCAACTATTGGTGGACTTTCACGTTCTACTTACACCACTCTTCAGTCAACAGTAACAGCAGCATCTACACTCTCATTGGCAACAATGCGTACACTCTACAATGCTATTGCTGATGCAACTGTAGTCCCTACACGTTCATACACTGACTACCCAACATGGGCTTTGTACGAACAGCTTTTGCAACCTCAAGAAAAGATCTATAAGGAAGTAAACATCGTTCCTAACTACAAGGAATACGAAGGTTTCTCAGGCCTTATGTACGCTGGTCTTGAAGTTGTACCAGATCGCAAGGCAACTGCAGGCTACTTCTACATGCTTAACGAAAACTACCTCGACTTGTTTGCGCCATCGTATTTCATGCCCTTTGCATAGCCAGTAGTTTCACCGTTCATCTTGAACTTCATTTTAAGGTCGCCCTTAGCCTTACCGTTCTGATATTCTTTTGGAGATGTACCAACGCCACCTGTACTGTTTTGCTTGTACATCTTGTCTGCCATTGATAATTTTTTGTCGTTGATTTTCATATGTTAATAATAATTTTTATTTATGTGTTCTGATATGGGGAAAACTATTCTTTCATCTTCTCCGCCATACGTTTCTGTTTTGACTTATACACTCCTTCATCAAAGGATGGTGAGTTCTTACCATATCTTGTCTGAGTTGCTTCTGGGTCTATTCCTTTTCTATCTGCCCATTCTTCACCTGCCTTATGACCGCTCCCGTCTTTCACATACCTGAAACGTTTAGTCTTCTTGTACGCTTTTATAGCCGCACCCCAGTCATATCGACGGTGTGTAATAGGGTCTCTTCGTTGATATCCGACTGCTTTCTTTCGCATATTATTTAAGTGGTACTGCTCCTAATAGTTGCTTACTCTCGGCCCCTACAGCGTCCTGGGACGCTTCAGGAGGAGGAGTTTGACCTGTATCACCACCAGTTGGATCATTCTCTGCAACACCGCCAACACCTGGTGGAGGAGGAAGTTGGCCTGGCGCACCACCAATTTGGAATGTCGGAAGATACAATTCGGGTGCAATAACTCCTTTTTGTAGCATCTGCCAGAGAATAAGTTGCTGGGTTGCCTGTGCAGGATCAGGGAAGTCGAGCTTCTTGAAGAGATTGAGTGGATCAATAGCTCCCTGTGACCAGAGGTCTACGGCTTCATTACGCTGAGTAAGCGGGTCTTTTGGTACGAGTGAACCCTCTTTAACGGTGATTGAAAGCGTCTTGAGGAGTGGGAAGTCTTGGTTACGAAGTGTGACCAGTTCCATACCTGCGACTGCTCCAGCGGCGGTGATAAAGTGTTCTTCGTCGTAGTAGACAAACATCATCTGGACAACAAGGTTGTAAATAGAGTCAGCGAGCTGTTCAATCTGTTCAGTGATAGCTCCTCCAATACGGGAAGAGTCCATTTGGTTGATAAGCACCTTTCCACGGACAGTTTCAGTACCTTTGAGTCCTTGTGGAGTTGAACCACATGTACCAAAGACGTTTTTAATCTCGGTCCGCATGTCATTGAGGTGGTTGAAGACATCAGCAGGGAGTGCAGGAGCAGGGAAGCGCTGTACTGCTTCACGGACATCTCCATTAGGCACACGGATAGCAACACCTCTACGAAGCGCTGAGGCAGCTTGAGCGGCTTGATCTTCAGTGAATGCCTTACCTGATACCACCATGCCATTATTCATGCCTGAGACGTTTTTAGATATCTGACGATTAGTCGTATTCACTTCGTCTTGCATTGAAATGTTCTGGAGGATAAGCCCTGTTTCGTCATGGGGTTGGAGACCTGTAGAGAAAATAGAAAGGTATCGGTACGGTGAAGTACGCTCTTTGAGGTGGTTTGTGCCCTTTACTTCAGTTGGCATTTCTATGCCAGTCTCAGGATCAATATCAAGTTGCTCACCATCGTAGTTCCAGTTAGGGTTCTTAAACTTTCCAAGCACAAGGTTATCTCCAAGTGTGTAGTAGAGGTCTTTGCCACGATTATCCCACCACTCGATGTATTCAAGCTTGGTACCTTTTGCGTTCTTGGCCTTCTCCATAATCTCCTTCTTCTTGGATGGGAACATCTGGCTAAGGGTGTCAGCACTTGCTTTCTTCTTCTCTGCCTCGTATTCACCAACGAAAATCCCTCCCTCGTCTACATAGCCGTCTTTATCAAAGATCATTCGCTTTGGGTTAACGTTCTCTATCTTGATGGTCTTAGTGATTGGATCCCAATATACCTTAATGACTCCGATACGTCCCCATGTCCAGTTACGAGTAGTTCGGGCTAGTTTACGGCGGAGCTTCTCTGTGTCAGCCCAATCTACAAGGGCACACTTGATATCATGGGCAATACGCTGGCCAATATCACTTGGGTCTGCAGTGACGAGCGGATCAGGGTTTGCACGAGTAGCAATAGGAAGGAAAGTCTCAACAGCCTCGAAGATGAGGTTATCTACAAGGTCCTTACGATTCCCGAGTGTATCTGAGACATCAAACTCCTCACTTCGCTGTGCACCGAGCCAGTACCCAAAGGCAAGTTTCTGGCTCTGTTCAATCGGTGTGTAGTACACGGAGTAGTCACGCTTACGCTGTGAGACTATCTTCAAAATATCATTGTCATCAAGTGTAGATTCATACTCATTTGTTGGTGTTGGGTTGCTTCCCTCACCCATGTCGCCGTCTTTGTTAACGTCAGAGAAGAGGCCCATGACGCCTTTGATTGCTCCTAGTATTCCTCTTGATGCTTCTGGTGATGTTTGTAAGGCCATTGATAGGTAGTGTTATTGTCTAAGTATGTCGTAATTATGTTGTAGTGATATGGGGAAAAGCTACCCTATGGTAAGTCTCATCGTACCGTCAGGATTTGGTTCATACCCTTGGTGGGCATATGACGAACTCTTTCCTTCATGGAATGTTGCTGAGGTATCTAAAAATCTATCAAGTCCGATGCGTGCGTATACATGACAGAATGGATAATCACAGCGTCCTGTTGATGGTTTATTCCACTTGAACACAGGAGTACCCAACGCGCTCTCTTCCTCTGTACGATACATACCAAGCCATTCGAGCATGTATTCGTTCCAGTCTGCTTCAGTGCCAAAGAACGGGCTACGCTTCTCGGTCATCTCATCCACACAAAGTTGGATGAGTTTATTACGATCTGCAACCACCGTACCCTCATCGTCGTCCCATGTGATGATCTTGTCGTTCTTTTGGTCTGCTCTAAAGAAACAAAGGAACACCCGATTAGGGAACTCTTCTCTCAGTTGTCGTGGGCCGATGATATCTCCTCCTTGGTCAATCACCATGATCGCTGAGGGATTGTCCCGCATGAGTTTCTTGAGTGGTTCGTAGCTTGTTATCTTGTCATAGAAAAATGTTCCGTGCTTGTTCGCAAGTTCGTAGTTAATACCCTTTCCTGTGTCCACGCCAATAATGAGCTGGGAGTCCCGTGGGTTTACATCGTTGACAAGGTTTTGCAAGAACATCTGTCGAGTAAGCTTATTACCCTTACCAACATAGGGGAGTCCTAACACATAGTTTGCAAACTGTTCTTCTGAGTAATCCTTCTTCTTATCTAAAATATATTGTGCTGAGTAGCGGGGGACAATCAATAGCGGTATCCAGTATCCTGATATTGCTCGTCCTTTATGCTTTGCTATCCATCTTCCCTTATGCCGATCAAGCTCTGCCTTGCACTTGAGACATCCGTAGTATGCGGTCTTGTCTTCGTTGTACATGATGTTATCCATGGTCAGATACCACTCATGCCCACACTCCTTACATGCAATCATCCAGTGCTTTTGATCGCTTTCCTCCCAATGTTTATCCACCCCTATACCTGCTGCACTTGGGTTAGAGAGATACCATTCCCACCCATACTTACTGTGTTGCAGACGAGTTTTATACTGCACTACGATGTCTTGCTTACTACGGTCTGTCTCATCTGAAATGTACAGATCAGCAGGGATAGCCAAGGCGGCTGTCTCAGTCCATGTACCACGGTAGTAAATAACTGCTTTGCCTACACGTTTCTGGTCGATAGAGTCCTTATCGTTGGTCCACTCTTGGAGAATAGGGTTGTTAGCTATGAGACGGTTAGTCTTAGCAGCAACGATTTGTCTGACGTCTGCACTAGAAGGCATCGAGTAAATGATGTCGAGTCCTTTGTTCTTAGCCACCCAAAGCGCCTTAATGTTCACCAAGGTAGAGAGACCAATCTGAGCAGCTTTAAGAATAGCCTGATGTGGAGTTAGGTCTTGGTATATGTCCCAAAGGTATGCGTGGTCTTTAAAATCTAAAGGTTCTCCTTGGTCATTGGTTATTCCATACGCTTCAAGGAAAACATGTATATTTCTATTCGCTAGTTCTGTGACGAGTGGGCTAGGCATCTCATATCTTCTCTTCTTTAAGCTTTCCAGCCATCTTTTCTGCTAAAGCGTCAAGGTCTACATTATTGTTTACTGTAATAGGAGCTGGTGGTGTATCTATCTTACTATCGGGATTCCCTTCAGCCATCTTCCACACTATCTCTGTAGGGAGTGATGCGAGGTAGTCTATCTTCTCATCATCAGGGAGAGATTCTAAATACTCACGAGCAAACTCTTTAAGTGTTTTACCTTTAGGACGTCCATTAGGATTGCCACTTTGACCTTTCTTCCACATATAGGGGATAAGGTTATTAGTACCTTGGTGTTTCTTCTCTTGTTTATCAGGGACTTCCATAGTTGACAGTATATACTTTATTACTTCAAATAAATAGTGTAGATAATACGTTTTGTTTGCGAGGTAGTATCCTTTGGGAATAGTTCTATATCAGTATAGGAAACATCCTCAATAGGGATTGATTTATCAAGGATATATTTAAGTTCTAAGACTGATTCTTTCATATAATTATTTCGTCTATCATGCGCTCAAGTTTTGCACGGGCATCATCTTGGTCTATACCTTCACATTCCATAAATAGGTGCTCATTATCTGGGTTAATTGTAGATGCAGTTCCGATAGCTATATCGTGCTCTTTTGTTGCTGGGTTATATAACCATGACGTGCGAGTCCTAATCATTGTTTTGTTTGGTATGTTAAGCATAGTTACGTCCTCATGTGTTGTGGGTAATACTTGTAGAAAAGGTTTTGGTGAGGTTGGAGGATCTCTTTTCGGTACACCTCTGAGTACTGTCTATTGAGTGGTACTCCTCTCCAGTCTTTACGAATTATACCACTGTGTTTGCATGTGGTACATAACCAACGGAGGGCGTTGTTGTCCTCATTGAGAGTGATCGGTGTATGACAGGCCCATGTGTTATTACAAGCTTTCATGGTCAAAAGTGGTTATCTTCATAAGATCTTTTAATTTTATCTTTGCATATCGCTTTTCGCCATTCCATGTATAGGGAAATAACATACACGCACCCTTCCACCCTAAATCATGAAGGATTCTCTTTTCAAACATTATTTGTTTGAATGCTTCTGTAGTCTTTCTTTTACTCATTGATGATAGCAAGGATTGCTCCTGTTTGTACGTTGATAAAGTTATAGCGTTTGTCTTGGTGGAATACTGAATCCACCCCCCAGCTCTTATAGAAGATGGTGTCTCCTTTTTTAATGGTCCCACAGTCTTCACCTACTCCAATTACTTCTGCACACTCTACAGCGCTTTCACGGCTTGAAGTATCAAGAATACCCGCATGGGCTTCCTCGGTTTTGATATAGACGATATGTGGTTGTGGTTTAATTTTTATCATAGTAGTTTATGGTTATTGATTTGATCTCCTTTCCTGGAAGCCAGTCCTCCTTCTTGAGTCTGGTGACAATTATTACAGCAGAGCTCATATCGGGGAGTCTGAAGGGGAGTGCAATACTCCGAGCTTCAGTTTTTCCATCAATAAAGACTTTTGTGGTGTCCTTGATACTAATCTCTTGTTTTTTCATCTTTGTGGTCAACGACAATTGCATTAGTGGTAATAAATATGCCAACGGACGAAATGGCATTTTCTAGTGCTACACGTTCAACTTTCACAGGGTCAATAATCCCTGCCTCAATGAGGTTTTCGTAGGTATTGGTCTTTGCGTTATATCCCATTCCTTCAGGCATCTTGAGGAGTACTTCGGTGTAATCCTTCCCTGCGTTTTTAATAATCCACTGAAGCGGTGAGACTAGGGCTTTCTTTAAAACTTCCTCACCTACCGTCTTTGGTTCCATTGCTTGAGCAATACGCCACAAGGTCATACCTCCACCTTCGATCACACCTTCTTCGAGAGCGCCTTTTACCGCTCGTACCGCATCTTCAGCCTTAGGTTTCTTATACTCTCGTTCATAGTCAGTTGGAGCTCCGATACGCAAGACAGCAATACCTCCTGTAATCTTTGCTACACGCTTCTTCATGTTCTCTTGGGTGTACATATTTGGTTCACCCTCTGCTTTTGCTTCGAGTTCCTTTGCGTATTGCTTGTGGCTCTCACCATTTCCAATGAAGAGTGTCTTGTGTGCGTCACTCTCTACCTTCTTTGCAAAACCTAGGTGATGTCTGCGGAAGTTCTGGAAGTTCACCCCCGAAGCGTTTGAGATAATTGTCGCCCCTGTATACCCAGCGATATCCTCAAGAAGGAGTGAGGTTGCTCTAATGACGAGTGCGTTAAAGGTTTTCATTTCAAAGTTCTGCACAAACATCCCAAGCATTGAGTCGTCTATATCGTCACAGACAATCACACATGATGTAATGGGATCTCTCGATGGGACTGGCTTACCATCTGGTCCTACTTTGATTTTCCCTTCCTCGTTAGTTTCAAAGGCAAAACTATTGAATATAGGGGCGATATCAGCAATATTTGAGATTTTCTTTTCACTACAGAGTACAGGAATGTCTTGGTAGATAGCCTTAGCCGATTTTTTGTCGGTAATAAATCGAGGTGACATATAGCCTACATGAGCTTCGTATCCATCTACGATCTCGTATTCTGTGGCAAAAGTCTTTGAGTCTTCCACGTTTATCACGGCTTTTTCCCCAAGTTTCTGCACAATTTCAGCAAGGAGTTTTGCAACTTCTTTGTCCTCGGATGAGATAAGGGCAACCTTTTCAACGTCATCTTTGGTAATTTTTATAGATTTCTTTGCAATTTCTTTGAGTATTTTCTTCCCTGCAATGTTTAGTGACTCCCTGATCTCCATGGGATTTTCAGGACGTTCAATACAGGCATGCACCAAGGATTGGATGAGTGCTGCGGTTGTAGATCTTCCATCTCCAGCGTCGTCAGTAGTCTGGGCGGTCGTGTTACGAATAAGGTTTGCACCTGCATTCTCTACACGATCCTCAAGGACGATATGAAAGGCAATTGTTCCGCCTTCGTTAATGATCTTTGGGAATGTCTGGTCATCGATAAGTATATTTCGACCCTTTGGTCCAAGTGTTGAACATACTGCATTCGCGGCAATATCTAATCCTGTGACCATTTTCTGCATTGCATCCTTACCAAAAAGTACTTGTTTTGCCATGTATTATTTTTCTATTACATCTGTTAAATTTTCAGCCTTATACCATCGTTCTTCGGGGGTTACAGGGTCGAAAAACTTAGTTGACTCTTCTGTTTTCATCGATTCTTTTATTTTCTCAACTTTTGTCATGGTGAAGAACTTTATATCCCTCACCAAGATGCCTATAATCACGCCTAAGAGAAAATAAATCATGCCTATAGGGATTCTACTGTTTCTTCATCTTTCTCCTTTTCTGGGGCAGCCTGTGGCTCTACATGAGTATTACGCAACTTAATCTCATCGTTGACAAGGTTAAGGTTTGCTTTTGCTTGGTCAATAGCTACCAACTGTCGGTATGCGAGTGACTCTAGCTCCATAATTGATAATTCTTTTAATGTTTTTTGTTTATTTACAGCTTGCTTGGACATGTGTATAAGTATACTACATCTTTATAATTACTATATAAAAACTGGGGATAACTTGTAATATATTTGACATATGGTAGTCTATATAGTGTAGCTTGATGCTAACTCACCTCTGACGAGAGAATTAAACACGTTTCATATGAATTTATAAAGGCATCCTGAATGGGGTGTCTTTTGTTTCAACAGTAACGAGTGTATCGTTCTTAGCTCCACCATGAGGAACTAAGAGTACCCGTTGCATTGTAAATCCCTTAGTTTTTCCTATTCCCATAGTATTCCACCCAAAACATATTGCCTTACCTCCCTTTTTCAATACTCTAGCCGCTTCTCTTTTGAGTGCAGAGCTATTCCCTGCCGAAGTATGCCATCCTGTGACCTTAATACCTGCGGCTTTGTAGTGTTCTGATACCTGACGGAGAGAATATGGAGGGTCTAAGAGTATCCCATCAAATGATTCATCTGGTTGTAATTTGAGAAACTCTACCGCATCTATACCGCCCTGTGCTAGATCATTCGTCACTTGAGCGTATTTTGATCCATTCTGACCGCAAAAAGGGTCGCACCATATACCACCAGTTACTTCTTCTTCAAGTAGTTCCCGTATAGGTTTAATAGAGAATGTCCATGCTGAGGGCATAGCCCATATTCTTTCGATTTTCATACACTTATTCCTTTGGTTCTACGAGAGAGATGCCTTTATCATTTGCATACTTATCTATAGCTGAAAATACATCTACCCATACGTCACCTATGTCAAACTGATTTTCAAGAGCTAATATATCTCGCAGTACCTCTTTTCTAGTAGACTCTATAACTTGGGAGAGCATAATTTCTACATCTTTGTCAATTTCTTTTTCAAAATCTGATGCGAGATCAAATAATCCTGATTGTGAGTATGATTTCTTTATCTTTTCCCAGTCGTATGTGTTATTCATAAGTAGTTCTCTATATACCAAATAATCTTATAAGATGGTTCTCGTCTCCATATTAGTTCCTCGATAAAGTGCAACTTTTCTTTATTCATTGTAGTGTGTTGTTAGAGAGGGCTTTTAAGATTTCATCACGGAACTGGTCGGTATCTCGATACTCCCTTGTGATGTGAGAGTATTTTTTACTGTAGATTTCCATGACCTTACTCTACATCTCCTTCCGTGCCTCCTCTTGTCCGAGGGTGTAGATGGAGGTGAGTTCTTGTTCAAGGAAATATTTTATTGCTATTCTAGCAGTTGATACTAAAGTTCCCGCTTCAAATTTTTTGTCAAACCGATCCAATGCTTTCTCTATGTTGTTTTGTAGTGTAGTCATGTTATTTATTAGTTACTGATAGTATTACTATAAATAGCATTATGAACCATACGATATAAACCCAACTGTTCTCATCATATATCTTCATACCTATTCTTTGATACCTGCTGAGGTAGCCTTATTTTTAATATAAGTGGTTACAGTTTCTTGGAAAGGAGTCATTTTTGCTTCAATACCATCCATTTTTACTTGTTCAATGCACCATGAGGCAAGTTCTTGCATAACCTTTTCTTTGGTTCCCTTAAGATGCCAAACATGGTTTGTAGAATTTATAAGTTCCTCTATCTTCTTTTCAAGTGGTGTTTCCATAGTTATTTAATTAAATCTGATAAATATTGAATTGCTTTATCCCATCCTTCGGTGAAGTTGATTCTATGAAACATAAGTCCATAGAAAACCCAGCTATCTTCTTGTAAAAGAAGCCCAGATAGAGGACATCCACATTTCATACACACCCCAGTCAATCTCACCGAGCTTTCTGTATTTCCTGTCGTGCAGTTGTTGCAGACAGCAACACTCCCCCATTCACATGACTTACCAAGAGCTTGAAAGAAGAGCGGGTCGAGAACTATATCTTTATTCTCAGTAATTTCAATTTCTTCTAAACTCATAGTGTACCCATCGGAATCTACGAGTTTATACCCTCCCTCTATTGCTTTTTTGATGATTGTTTCCATAGTTATTCTTTAGTTATGGTATCTGATAAATGTGAGAGGGAGAGGGATGAAATAAAATCCTCTGTGATTGTATTTTTTCTGCTCGTCTAATGAGAGGTTCAGCATGTGGGTTTTCAATCAAGAATTTGCCATATTCGTGAAGTTTGTTTGGCATTTGCTCTTTGATTTTCTCAATCAACACTTCTCTTGTGCGTTGTATGAGGTCTTCAATACGTCTCCGTACTTCACTTGAGGAGATAGGAGAAATGGTACGAGATTTCTGTGTCGTAATTTATCTTACCTTTTGTAATGATAAAATCTTCTTTATTATTCATGTTTGCTCTAACCGCTTCTTCTAGTGTTTCATACCCCATAGGATTCCAACCCTCGTAAGGTATATAAGTCCATACTATATAATTTTTGTTTATTTCTTCAGTCATAATGTTTGTTTGTGGTGAGTTACTTAATAAGTATTCCTGTTACTCTCATGTATATATCTTCTCCGACCTCTCTCTTTTCTCTAATTGGACTATCAAGATAATATCTACTTGATAAGTTTAATGCCTCTTTGAGTGCTCTGTACTGTTTTGGAAACAGTAATTTGAATAGTTTGGTTTTCATAGTTGTTTGTGGTGATATACCTTTCGATACGGGCAAGGATTTGACGATATTAGCATAAACCAGCCAGTCGTACTTTCGTATCTGTGCCAGCCATAAAATCGTATAGTCACCTTGCATGTAGTCTGAGGCGTTCTAGTACGGCTCTATCTACAATCGCCTAGTTTGATTTGCGTTTACCTATTCCGCCACCGTATCGAGAGGCATACCACCTTGTTATGTGAGAGATGATGAAGAAAGCCTAGCTCCTATAGCGTGACGAATCGCAGGTTATACAGTTTTAATTTCTCTGTCGCGCGACGAGTTGTGATGAACCCTTACCGCCTGCTTCTATCCATTGGAGCTAGTTTTTCCCCACCATATCTCTTTAGTTGTTAATTTACTTTTTCAAACTCAAACTTATCGTAATACTCAAATACTTCATCGAGTTGAGACATATCTTTTATATTGTAGGTGTATCTCCCTAGTCTTGTTTCAATAATATTTTTTTCTTCTAGTCCCTCAACATTAAAGTCTCGAACCACATTTACATAGAATGTCCTTGGTTCAAATGGAAAACTTTTAATGTATTGCCTACTTGAAATGCCATTTATTGACCCAGTGAAAGTGTCATAGTCATCTTCTCCCTGCCATACGATTGCATCTAAGAAATAAGCTCTACCATTTTTTCCTTTCTTAAAAATATTTGAACATCTATTGTTTTGGTACTCATCAGTTGGTTCACTTCTGTTAAGCGAAACTCCAATATCATTCCATTCTTCATCTATTCCAGTGATAGGGCAGATTGGTTGGTGTAGGCATAGTTTTTTGATTGCTTGTGATAGTGCTCCTGCGGTATATGGTGCTGACCCACCACTTTGCCCAGATTTTCCAAATGCCTCACATAATGCCAATATTTCAGGAATAAAATCTCTAATAATTGCATCTGGTGTAGTTTTTACCAATATATCTAATTCTCTTTTTGCGTGTGATTGTGTATTTGTCATATTTCTCTCACTACAGGATTAGCCCTGTGGTGTGGTTTGGTTTCGTAAATAATCTTCAATTTTCTTTTCTTTATAAACAGATAACGGCACTTTTCTGTGGTCTTCTCCACACCACTGACATAAACCATTTGACATCTCTGCGTATAGACCGTGTTTATGACGAAACAAATTAAACTTTCGCCCCAATCCTATTAGATTTACTATTGGATAGATTATTTTGAAAAACAGAAACTTCTGAAAATCCGAATTATCCTTATAGTATTGTTTTGTTATTGGCGATATTTTGTATTTCATCTTTACTTCACTATTTGTTCTGATAATTGCATCATCTTATCTGTTTGTATCCAATAGTGAACACTAATGACTATAATAATAAATGCGATAATAATTCCTCCGAGATATTCTTTCATGTTATTGTTCTGCATATGCTGTTAATGCTTTAGTAATGTAGGAGCAACTGTCATATTTGACTCCATATTTGTTTGTACCCTTGCCACATTTCTTTGCTTGTTCTCCAGCGTTCCATGAAAGGAATATTTGCTTTTCACCTCGTCCTTCATTGAGCCATTCTTGCACTTTCATAACAGCAACATATTTTGAGTTTATTTCAGTCATTGGAGGTACATACCCTATCACTTCTTTAGCGTATTGCTTATAGGTATCTGGTTTGAACTGATGACACCCTATCTCTTTTGATGCCCCCCGTATACTTTCACAATCCTTGCCACCTGTTTCGATATTGGCGATAGCTTCAACGATTGCAAGAGCGCGAGGGGTTACTTGAAAGACAGTTTTTCAGATCGGATAGCTTCCAGTTCAGCTTCAAGTTTTGCACTCTCTGCCTTATATTCAGCGTCGAGTTTGTTTTTCTTATTAGTTGCGATAACTTCACGCTCTGCAAGATATGCCTGTTTTTTGAGCATTTCACGCTGTTCTGGTGTTATCTCATCTTTTACAATTACTACGCTCTCAGGGGTCGTTTTGAGCGATTTAGATATATCTGGTGCGACGTTTACTCCAAACCATACGATAACAATAAGTATTACCCAGTTACGGAGTACCTTCCATTTTGATTTCTTTTTGAATTTTCCTTCGTTATTACGATAATAATTGATTTTCATATTTGTGGTAAGGGGGTTATTTCCTTACCCTTTTAGTATAGCGTACTGTTCGTGGTATGCAACTACTTGCTGTGGATAACTCGTTTCTTCCAGTTCTCATTCCCCGTAGCGAGCTTACGCATAGCTTCGCTTCGTTCTTCTTTAGTGGTTCCTTTCCATCGGTTCTTTACGACGAGTGATCCGAGGTTTATTTCTTTATTGCAATGTGGACATTGAGTCATTGTTTAATCTCTTTCTTAATTCTAAATAATTGATCGCTTTACTGTATTTCATTAGTTCTGCATCTGTTGCCCTATTGAGTGCTATTTTTACATTCTTTTTCTTGTCCAGTAGTCCGCAGTCCTGCCATTCATCTACAGAGTGGTGGCGAGCACATAGTTTTATAATCGCCCAAACTTCATCTATTTGTTTATTTCCAAATGTAAGAGTATGTTCCCATGTTATACGCCCTGCACAACCTCCTTCACTTTTTCGAGCGCATACATCTGGTTCCATTAGTAACCCTTCTCGTACTTTTGGTGATATTTTACGCATTACAGTCGATGATTATTGGTTGTTTACGAGGTTCCCAGATATATAGGTGAAGTTTTACACATTTAGGGAATGGATATTTTGCAAATTCTAGCTTGCCTTCTGATTTGTGCTTATTCACGCCTTGTATTCGATTGGGTGTAGTTGCTTTGGCGTTCCAAAAGATTATATCTTCCCCGTTCATTGCTATGCCATCTGCTCCAAATACGTCTTTTTTAGTCCAGATCATTCTACCTCCCCCAATAGGTCTACTCGATACAAACTCAGTTAACTGCACGGTAAAACCTAATTTCTTAAGATATTCTCTAGTTTTTCGTTTGTAGTAGTTTCCTCGTGAGGTGTTAGTTGTCATGGTTATTTATAAACTGGTACAGCTACACGCTTTCCATCTCGTTCGATGATCTCATAGGTTACTT